ACTATTTGGATATACATAACTATTACCACCATGAAATCTTATATATAAATCTCCATTGTGTTCACCTATTGCGCTAACATTACTTGATAACACTGGTGTAAACCCACTACGGTCTAATCTATTAATCTCATCTTCTGTGTGTTCGTATCTTCTGTAATCTCTACCTTTATCTTCTCTTAATATTGGCATATTGACTACCTACTTATTCTTCTTGTTCTTCGGTCGGTGGCTCTATATCATTTTCTTCCGTAACTACGCCATTTGTATTTTCATTGACTGGTAAGATTTCGATACCTTGTTCTTGTAGTATATCTGCTGTTTCTTGATTCTCTGCTTGTAAGGCACTTGCTTCCGCTTGTGATATGCTATTATAACCATTCTCTAATTTAATCCTAGCACTAATTGCAAGGCGCTCACGTTCTGTTTTATCATCATGTACGTACTCTACACCAGTAAAGATATCCCATGAAGAACCTAGTCCTGCTTGTACTTCTTCTGTTCTATCACGTTTAGACTTGATAATGTAATCATTGAATGTAACTTGGATATCTACATCAGGTAAACTTCCTACTTGATATGTATTACTTAATTTAAGACCTTTTACTATATACATAAAGTCAACATATGTACTTAATATATCATCTAAAAACTCTTCCCATATTTCTATTTTCTTGTTACGTGTACGTATAGATACTTTCTCACGTTCTTGTTGTGATTCAGCACTTGCATCAATAGCTTCTAATCCGCTTACACCAACTGTCAATGGGCTTAACCCTGCATTATTAATTGCAGTACCTAACCATATCTTCCACGTTTGTGTGTGTGCTTCTATGCGTAATTCACCTTGTTCATATAGTATCTTTTGTTTATCTGCGTTCTCACTTGCACTATCATCATATAATGTATGTTGTTTTTTAAATTGGCTAGGGTATTGATATTTACCGTTATCACCTTTTATCATTAGTTCTTCTGGGAAATATCTAAACAACTTACCATCTCTAAACTCTTGAATCCACGTGCTACCTATTTCATCTAAAGCATCAAATGCTCCATAACTACCTGCATAGTCACTTTCACCAATGTAACTTGATCTAAACTCACTGTTAGGTAATTTGTTAGGTTTATATAAACTTAATCGTTTGTTATAGCCATTAATAACAATTTTCTTTAGTTTGCTAGTTTCTTCTAATGTGCTTAATGGAACTTCTAACCATTGTCCGCCAGTACCATCTTGTGCATTAGTTTTATACCACGCTTTGTCTAACTTATAATCTATATAAGAGTTACCATCATCAACACCGTATATCTCACTTAAACGATATGTGTCATTACCTTGTGAATAGTATACATAAAATATATCTTCAACGATTCTACCACACACTACTCTACAAGCATAATCTTCTGGTTGCCACGCTTCAATGATAGGGTATTCACTTATGTTAGGGTTATATGATAGTTTCCATGATACTCCACCACTCCACGATTCAGTTTCAATAGACTGTGCTAGTAACTGTTTAAACTTATTATCTTTTAAAGCCATATCTAGTTCTTCTTGTATTTCTTGTTCGTTCTTACCTTCTACTTTAATCTCATAGCCGTTACCTACAATTAAGTCTACCATTTTCTCACTTATTAACTGCGGTATACCCATATGTAACTTTCTATTATCTTGCTCATCATTAGTCCAAAAGTAGTTAAGGCTTTCACTCTGTTCACCTTTGCGATAAAACTTTGGTGCTTCTTTACGATAGAAATATGCTAGGTCTTGTTCATTACCTCTATACCACATACTATTTTCAAGTAGCCGTTTTGTCATAAGTTTATCTGTTGTTTCAAATTTCATTTCAGTTAAGAATGGATTGTATTCCATATGGATTGCTCCTTTCATCTTTAGTATGCGTTTATCTATTGCCCTATTAACCCATGTCATTGGATTAACTGCATCAAGCACTCGCATATAACCACCTCCTATTCTTTCATAGGTTTATTTAATCTTATCATTTTACTTATATAGTTTGCTTCCCCATACTCATCTGCATCTACTCTATCTTTGTGTAAATGCTTTGGGAACGCTCTAATATCTGTCTTACTACTATTATCAAAGTATGCCTTTGTATATGATTGATAAATGGGCTCTGTCTTTTGTGTGAATAGTTTGCGACCTTGATCAAGTAATGTCATACCATAATCACATCTATCAGCTATTGTATACTTATATGCTTTATAGCAATGTATACCATACTGTTGTTTTAATCGTGCATCCATTGATAATCTAATTATCTTTGCAGCACTATCTATAAACCCACCTTTGAAGTGTGTGCTATATCTAGTCCAATACGGTAGAAACCATTCTATAAATCTATCCCATATCTGGTCAAAGTTTACATCATTAAACTCTATGAAATCAACCGCTACTACCTCACGCCAATTACGTGTGAATAGTTTTAATACAAATACATTGTTATCAGTTCCACCAACATCTTGTCCGAATGTCATAATCTCTATACCTCTTGAGTTAATCCACTCATATGCTTTCGTATCTTCTGGCGGTGCGAGTAAGTCCATATATATAATGTTCTTTTCTCTACTCATATAATCAGCAAATATTACACCTTCACGGATTCCTCTTATACCTATTATTTTTGTTTTCCATTGATATGAATCTTTAGGTGTATTATTTATTAAGCCGTTACGTTGTTCTATTGTCATTGTTGGGTTATCATCAAAATTAAAAAAGTAATATCGGAAGGAAGCATTAGGCTCACTACGATTTAATTCAACCCATGTTTCTGGTGGAACTTGACTAGCCCATTTCTCTAACGGTCTACCTTTGTTCATGTAATCCGTATACACTGGAGTATCTGGATCACCACCATTACAACTTGCATACATAAATCCGCCATTACGAAACACCCTAATAAATGCTTCACTAATAAACTCATCATCTGCTATGTTGATTTCTTCTATATTAAATCCGTGTATTGTTAGTCCTAAAATAGAACGCCATCTTTTCTTATTATCATATCCTACCAAGTATATTACTTTTTCTTTTCTACCTTTTCCCATTGATACTTTGACTCTTGCTCCACCTTCACCTGCTCTTATATAGGTGCATAGTGGTTTAAATATATTGAAGAAAGAAGATTCATTTTGTATAAACATTCTCTCTAATACTGGTACGCTTTCTCCTGCTAATACAAATTGTGTTCTTGTGTCATCTTCAGTCAGTATGCGTAATATAAATGCTATACCAATTATAAATGACTTACTTGCATTAGTTACTCCCTCTGCAAATATGACTTGTGACCTATCTTTTATTAAATCCTTGTGCTTCTCTAATAAGATTACTTCATCAAGTGTCATATCTTACTTGCAAACTTATCCAATGCCTGTGAGAATAATGCACTCTCAAGATTGCCTTCTATCTCGTGCTTGTCTTTATAGCCATATTGCTTCATTACAAATATAGTTCCTGCTTTACCATTTATAATTGCTTCTTCTTCTAAATTCATCATGATTCTGTTTCGTGCTTTTTTTATTATGTCGAAATAATCATCGTTATAACTATAGTTATAAATCGTTTGTCTATCTACCTCTAAATAGAATGCTAATCCTGCTATTGTACGTGGTCTATTCTCTTCTTTACAATATGCAAAGTATCTATCTACATCTGCTTGTAATGCTTCTCTTGTATCCCACTTTCTAGGTTTCCCTATTGGTCTTTTCGCTTTAGCCATTTAACTCACCCTCTTCTTGCGTTTTTTTGGTGTGAGTAACATACCTAACCATTTCTTGTATTCATCATAATGCTCTGGTTTATCTAATCCGCTTTGTGCAAGTATTGTAGCTTCACCTTGTTCACGATATTCTATGTCTACTGTTCTATACATTTCTCTATAAAACTTTTTAGCCCATTTTTTTACGTGTTTAACTTGTTTAGGTGCTTTTAACATTGCTACTAAATACTTTTTAAATAAGTGACATTGTGCTTTAATTATTAAGTAATTTACTGTGTTGTCATATCCTTGTTTCTCTATTACTTTATTAAAAGCATATATTTTGTTCTCTACATATCCGCTAATTGATTGATCAAATGCGTATGCGTTGTTATCTGTTCTTACTGTTGAATCATCTCTCCATTGCCATACATATGTTATGTCTTTTGATAAAAATACTTGTTCATTCTCATTTGCATAACATTGACATTGTGTGTTAAATCCTACATCTTCATTTGCTCTTGTTTCATTGAATCTTATACCATACTTATCTAAAAACGCTCTACGGTACATTTTACCATGCATCCATACCATATCTCGTTCTCTTAATCTTATTGATTGGTCTTTATTCTCTTGTAAAAAGTCGCAGCTAACCATTGCGTTTGTATCCGTAAATAACGGCTTTTGCTGATAGTATAATGATAGACTCGATAAATATGTGTCATCACTATCAATAAACGATATGAACGGCTCTTCACTATGATCTATTCCATATTGTCTTGCAACTCCTGGTCCACCGTTTTCTTCCATATACATTATTTCCATATCAATATCACAATAATTTTGCAAATAATCATACGTTCCTTGCTCTTCTCCATCTACTACCATGTATAACTTAAATTCTATGTGCCTTTGCATTCCAATGCTCATTAATGTCTGTTTGATTGTTTTATGTGCATTGTAAACTGGCATTATTACTGCTATGTTTTTCATCTTTCTTCCTCATTTCTATACCGAGTTAGTATGTTATCTATGCTTAAAAAGGAGCATATTTCCTCTCTCTTTTATTTTATTATTTTTTTAAATATATGTCAAACATTTATTTTTCACATAAAAAGAGAAGTTTTTACACTCCTCTAGTAGATACAGAATCACCAACTTTCTATTTTAGTTTTTTAATGACTCTACACCTCCTTATTTATCTTTCTTTTTGCTTAACCTATACAATAATCCTATGACCACTAATCCTATAAATATAATCAATTCTATTCTACTCAAATACTATTATTCCAATATTAATATATTCTTGATATCTTGTATCTAAATCTGATACACCTATTGTTGATTCCCATGTTTGTATATTAGTGATCGTATTGTATATAGTGTAATCTACTGTCATGCCTGCTTCGTAACTTGTCAACCCAATGCTCATCAATTCCGCAGCCGTTGCATCATTCACGTTGATTGGGTTGCTTGCACTGTATCCGCCTAGCGTTATTTCCTCT